TAAGAGATGTTGTCAGCCAACATCCACGCCCCACTGCGATACATCAATAAGACCGCTTCATCAAGCTGATTAAGCGTAATTAGGTTTGTTGCCGCGCCCAATTGCCTAATAGCCGTTACCGCATTAGCTGTCTGGGCCAAATGAATAATAGTTGCTCTGTCTCCCTCAAATGTGGTTGCGGTGTTGGTCGGCAACGTCACAGTGTTGGTAATTCCAGATACCGAAGGAGAAAGACTAAACAAGAAAAGATTTCGGCTATTTGTAGCGGCATTCGTTGATGTTCCAGTAACATTTGTCTGATATTGGACAGTGGTGGATATCGGGGCCACTTGCCAGAAGTTGGTCGGGCTTACCACCTCTCCGTTGGTGTTCACTGAGACAAGACGAGTCCCTGCATTGCTATTAGTTAGCGCGGACCAACCGAGGCCAAGGTTCGTTCTAGTTACCGCCCTATCGGAAGCATTTGTCCATAGAAATGGCTTTCCAACATATATCTCAACAGTATCGAAAGAAAAAATGGAATTTGAATTATAAAGTATTCCAGTCTCTGTTAGAAGCGTTTCATTTCCAAGTGGAGAATAAATTTTAATCGTGCGAGTGCCACCTCCATCTATAAATATTCCAGCAATCCCCTGCTCTGAAATATCTGCAACAGAAAGACGTTCAAGAAATAAAAGGTTATTTGTAAACTCGCTATTTATGGCGGAAAAAAACGAAGTGCTATTTGTATTGGTTAAGGCGCTCCAACTAATTCCCAGATTGGTTCGTGCAGTTGCGCCGTTGGTAGCCCCCGTCCCACCATTAACAACGGCAACCGCCCCAACAATGTTGGATGCAGCGATATTGGTAATAGCAATACCGCTTCCAGCGGCAAGGTTGCTTAATACTGCCGAAGATGGCTGGAAAGCTGATGCGGGGTTGGTGGCAGCGGTTCCAAGTCCGAAAGCCGTTCTGGCATCTGCGGCATTGGTCGATCCAGTGCCGCCTTGGGTGAGGCTCAATGTTCCGACAACATTTGTGGCGCGGAGGTTGGTAAGATTTACCGCATTGCTTGAGGCCAAGTTGGAAAGCACCGAAGAAGAAGGCTGAAATGCGGATGCGGGATTTGTGGCTGCGGTGCCGAGCCCAAGACCAGAACGAGCATTGACGGCATCAGCACTCCAGAAGTTGGTGGGCTGAACTACGGCATTGTTGGTTCCGACCAGAACATTTCGGGTTTGCCCGAAGCCCGAAACAACCAAGGCTCCACCGATAATAAGTGAGAGAAGATATTTCATTACATTCTTTGTATCCAATGTTTGGTGTTGGTTACACCGTTGTAATCGTCTGGCAAAATAATTGATGGCGGTGTTTCTACGGCCACACCATTAACCAATTGATAAATGGCTGGGATTCCGCCAACCACCAAAAAGATGCAGATGCCGACTGCATAGCTGCCAGAGACGGTGATAAGGCCGTCAAGGTTGTTGACACCGCCGCCAGTCAAGCCAGTGATAGATGGCTCGACGCGCATGATGTTGATGCTGGGGGTGGAGGCTACAGCAGTGGAGACTCCAATAACACTACTGGATGGGATAGGGATACAGATCTTGCTCATTTAACGGGTAACCTCTGGTGAAATGATAACATTGCCTTGCAGGATTCGGGTTGTGATGGACCCGTTGTATAGCTCAAGGTCATATACGGCTTTGTCACAGACCGATAGGTTCGCCGTGTCAGTAGCCGAAATAAAGAGTCTAATAGATCCCGTAGATTCATTCAATATGATTCTACCATTGGTTGTAGACAATTCAAGGATTATGGCTTTGGATTCGGGCTTTGACCGAATGTGCATCTTGGCCGTAAACCCAGCAAGATTGACGGGAGTCGAAGGATCGCCCGTTTCATAGAACAGAGTCTGATTAAGGGTGGCACCTTGAAAAATACAGATGTCCGCTTCCGCAATCGGTAGTTGAGCCATAAATGGCAAATAGAATCTACCAATTCTTCCTTAGAGTCAAGGCTTGTTTAAGTTTCTTGAAGGTTTCTTTATTAACCCGTTTCTTTTCTTCTATAGCTTCCGATCCCGCCATGGCTCCGAATACTTTGCGAGCCACAAACAATCCCACTGCGAATGAGTCGAATAAGTCGGGGGACTTGCCGATACGCTTCTTCATGTCGGTCTTGGACTCAATGATGATCTTTCGGGTTCGGCGCACATATTTTCTTTGGGTCATTTCCCACGCCAGATCGGGGCTGATGCCCTTGAGTTGTTCACATTCTAGGAAGTAACGGGCGGCGAAACAGAGTTCGCTGGCCATGTTGTGGAACAATTCCTTGCCGACTTGGGGTTTTCCCGTGACCTCGTTTCTCATGGCGTATTGGGCACTGACAGGAAGGTCTGAAGCTGCTCCTGCAAAACTCACTGCATGCCAACCCTTTAGGAGTTCCCTCTCTCCGATTGACCAGAAGATACCACCCGCCGAGGCATCCACCCCCATCCATTGATTCGGGATTCCTAATTTGAGAGAGAGGTCGTGGATTTGCTGGATCATCTCGTATTGGAAGTCCTCTTGAGATCCCGCCCTTCGGTTGAGGACATACTGTTTCTCGACAGCTATCGCCCATTTCCCGCTGATCAGCCTCCCATACTTGAGGTGGGTGAAGACAAATCGGTCACCGCCCTCTGTGTAGCTGGGGTCGATTCCTGCAAGATCTTTCGGGGTTCCATCCCAGATTGGCTTGTCCAGCGCCCCATGGCGGGCCAACAGGATGTCCGAGACAATCGTGGAGTCATCGGCGTCTGCGGGAGGCCAGAAGCCCCGAAACTTCCTCCAATACTGTGGGTTTAGCTCTCCGAGTTCCTTTTTGGCTAACGCCACATCGTTGGGCTTGGGAAGGAATGGATAGCGCAGTCCCTTGCCCGCATCGAAGGACTGCTGGTTTGGGTTGTCTTTTTCAGAGTCAAATCGAATACAAACACCTTCAATTCCCGCTACCCGTATCTTCCAGTTCGGAGTTTCCTCATCCACGCTCATCCATCCCTTGATGGGTTCGCAGAACTTCCCGTGGGGGTCGAAGATGGAGGACGGGTTACCCGCGCCTACAATATAGAGTTCTTGCGCTCCTTTAAACCCCCATACCGCTTCGTTAATTACGGAAGCCGAACAGTCTTGTAACTCGTCTATTATCAACACGATACGACGATTCTTTTTACCCTGAAGTCGCTTTTGCGCGTCATCTTTGTATTCGTCGCCAGCCGCTAGGAGCATGATCGATGAGGCATCGCTTACCCCTGTTTCGGGGTCGATCACCGCTCCCTCTTCGTCCGAGAGCTTGATGATGTCCATGGACTCAATGAGTCGGCCAGAGGCCAGTCCCATGTTTCGGGCTTCGCGATACATCTTGACCAGTGCCGCCCAGATACGCTGCTTGGCATCTATTTTGGATGTAGAGACCACAATGCACATCGTATTGATTGGGTCGCAGAACCAGTTGACTAGCGCAAATGCCGCCATCCCGTAGGACTTGCCAGAGTCCGTGCCGCCAGCAAGGCCAGTGACACTTCGGACAAATCGGTTGCCCGTGGTCTCGTCCACCTCGTAGATCTGGTTGCAGAATGCCTGTGCGCTGAGTTCCGCCCACCTATGCCACTGGAAGGTTGGCCAGATGGCAGAGACGATGTTTCGGTAGTGGCGGGCCTTTCCGAGCCCTCCCTCTTCGGGAGTCAGCCCCATGAGAAAAGCGTCCATCTCAATACGGATCGGGGTGATGGCCTGCTTGTCTTTGGGCAACCATAGCCTCCCGTATTTCTCTATCCCTTGATCAACTGTTGCCATTTATGAAATTTATACTACACTAATCTGAATGGAAAAAAAGCGCAAGGCCGCAGAACGAGATTGGGACAGCCCCGAAAACCGTCTTAAAAAACAGGATGCATTTCGGCTCTACGCCGCTGGCAGAAGTATGCCAGAGGTGATGAAAGCTTTGGACACCAAACACAAGCCCACTCTTGAGAAGCTTATCTATAGCGAGAAGTGGGATGATTATTCCAAAGTCTGGCAGGAAAATCCCGAAGCGGAGAACCTGTATCCTTGGGACAAAGAACGTCCTGTAGCCCTAGTAGTTCCTCCTGCCAAGATGGAAGAGATGGACAAGAAGCGGAGGCTTGAATGTATCAAAGGATTTTCCATGTACTGTTCGGGGCGGACCCTTCGGGATATTGCCGAGGAACTAAAGGTCAGCGAGTCCACGGTTTGTGGATGGCGGGATACCCAGCGTTGGTTCCAGTGCAGGGAACGCTTGGTCAATGAATCGGCCCCCGCCCCTTGGGAGGATGATGGTGTTCCCACTTTGATGTCGGAAATTACGGCTTCATTGGAGACCATGAAGAAGTCGATCAAGTTTCTGACTGGCAAGGTATTGGTCAAAGCCGCTGATGCCGCGCAAGACCTCGACGGCATGGAGGCTCTTGGCATGATGCGGAACATCAAGCAACTGGCCGAAGCTGCCGCCATCAACTTCTCTGAAGGCGTCAACCAACAAAACGCGATTCAGATCAATATTGCCACCAAGCTGGAATCCATGAAGATTCCCGAAGATTCAACCTACGAAGCGGAGCTAGTCCTCAATGAGTGAGAGTCCTAAATTTTGTTACCCCCGCAAGACCGATGTCCCACCGAAGGGTTGGATTGTCAAATGCCCCATCGTCAATGAAGAAGTCTATGGGGGTGATTTTTGGGACATGGTGAAGAATTGTGAAAAACTTCTCCACTCCAAAGGAATCATGCCTCCGTTGGATTTTGTGTCACAAATAGAGAACAATCTTTGTGACAGGCTTGCGGGCAACCAAAACTGCGTACCGTGTAGCCAAGAGAAGCAGAAGCTTGGATTTGGGGAGATTGTCCGCTGGGTTCGGGCCATGTATCAGTTCGCCGTCAATGGCAAGTTTGAGCTTGTCCCTCAAGAGGAGGCGGAACGCCGAGCCAAGATCTGTGCGGCCTGTCCCCATCAGATCAACACCTCTGGATGTTGGGGATGTAAAGGGATTGCGGGAATGCTTCCAGCCATCGCAGGAGCCAAAACCACATCATATGATCAGCAACTCAGGGCTTGTGGTATCTGTGGCTGTTATAATGCCGTGAGCGTCCACCTCCCTGTTGAAATACAAGGCGGAGAGAATCTGGAGTTCCCAGATTTCTGCTGGAAGTCTAAGCAATAGACCAAAGCGGCATCCCCATATCCTTTTGGTAAACAATGATTGGTCGCTTTGATTTGCTTTCTTTTTGATTTAGCCAAGTGCTGGTAACTGTCTCTACGGGCTGGTAGCCAATAGCCTTCCAATAAAAATTGGACTCAAGATCTAGCGCAACACGGCACTTAATGCTGGTTAGCGTTCTGTTTCGGGCTTCTTCGCTAACGGCAGCTTCCATCAACATTGCGCGATGCCATCTTCTTGCGTCTTGCTGAACAACAATTTGGATAATTGTCGCTGGATCGTTTGCAAACGAAGCATAGCAAAATCCCGTAAGATCTCCATTATCAACAGTTACCCATATTTTCTGATACTTCCATCTATCGCGATTTGCTATTCTGGCTTTGTGCAATACGCTCATGTATGCATCTTTTGGAAGAAATCCCAAAGCAGATCCTTCTTTTTTTCTAAGGGAATCTATGTATTCAAAATCTTGAGGGACGGCCTCCCTTAAAATTGTTTCTTCTAAAGTCATGCCACCTCAAATCGGGTAATCGCCTTGTTAAAGACCATGTTGGCCACGCCTGTAGGGCCGTCACGATGCTTGCCGACAATAAACTCCATGGTTGGATTCTGCTCATGGTCTTGGGCATCTTCGCTATGAAGCATGATGACAATGTCGCTATCCTGTTCTATGGCTCCAGACCCCTTGAGGTCTGAAAGACTGGGGCGTCCTCCGCGCTTATCGGGATCGCGGTTGAGTTGAGCCAGCACCAGAACGGGAACCTTGAGAGTCTTGGCCAGATCCTTAATCCCCCCGCTGATCTCTTCCACCTCGCACACACGGTTGTCTTTTCCGCGCTTGCTGTCTCCCTTGACCAACTGGAGGTAGTCAATGATGACGAGGTCTAGGGGAGTCCTTTGATGAGCGCGGCGGGCTACCGCCTTGAGATAGCCGATGGACTTGGCCGAGCTATCGTCGCAGATAATTTCCGAGCCTTGGATTTCTTGAACCGCCCTTCCAAGAGATTGTTTCTGATGCGGGGTTACCCGACCAGAAAGGATGTCAGCCGCACCCACACGCGCCCGCGAGCGAATCATGCGCTCCATGAGGGCAACGCTGGTCATCTCCAAGGAGAAGATAAGCACACGTTTCTTCTGGTTGAGGGCCACATTCTCCGCGATCTGGAGGGCGCTTGCCGTCTTCCCAACCGCTGGTCTTGCCGCCAAGACAACCATATCTCCGCCACGAAGGCCGAACATGAGCAGATCATCCAAGGGAGTAATACCTGTGCGAATGCCGATGCAGGGTTTGCCAGCAATGGTGGATTCGATGTTCTGTGCAGCGCGATCCAAGGCGTTGGTGATGGACAGCTTGCTCCCGTCATCCATCTCGTAGTCGGCCCGCATAACGGTGGTCTCTGACCAATTCTTGAGTTCTTCGATCTTGAGTTCGCGATCACGGGCTTTGTGAACCATGTCATTGGCCAAGTACTCCAATGATCTGCGGTAGCGGGCTTCCTCCAGCTTGGGGTAGTAGCGTTTCCAGTTGTTGTGGGCTACACAGGAAGTTGCTACTTCTGTAATCTTTTGTTCACCCCCAATGATGTCGTATTCGTTGGCGGCTTCGATCTCCCCCTTAACATTAATGATGTCAGCCTGCATGCCCTTGGCGATGCAGCGCATGATCGCCCGAAAGATGATCTTGTTCTCCTGTAGGTAGAAGTGGTCCTCCTTAATGGAGAGAAGGATCTCGCGCTGGTCCTCTGACGGCGCGTGGCAGAGGCAGGACAGGAGTGCGGTTTCAGCCGATGGTTCGTGGATGACTTCGTGCATAGTAAGCGTTAGACAGCCTCTTGGGCTTTTCGTTCACGCTTTCTTTGCAAAATCGCCAGCATCGATTGCCTGCGGCGTTCGCGCTCTTCTTCAGAGATAACCCGCTTTTTTTTCGCTTTTTTGAGCGGGGCTTGCTTGACCGCCCGCAACCTTTTATCTCTTGTAGTCACACCAACGGCCTCGCATAGGACTTGGATCGGATAGGGCGCTAAATCGCCATCTGTGACTTCTAAACCCATCGAATTCGATGGGGTATTTAATCCCGTGGAATCTGACGGCATTACAGGGTTGTTTTCAGGCATTGGAAATCCCTCTTGCGCCATCTTGTGGAGCGACCCGTCCTTACACCCGTGGATGACCACGGCTTGGCTGGAGATCACTCTATCTGGGCAAGTGACCCCTTGAACTGCTTGGGCTTCGGGATCTTCGGCAAAAAAAACAATCTTCCCGTCTTTCCACTGGTAGTTCACGCTTTTCCAGTAGGTACGAATAAGAGGAGTGTCGCGGCCAATAGCCATAAAGTTCCAGCGGCAACGAACGTCCCATGGTTCGGGGATCGACCCCGCATTCTTGTAAGCCAAGTTGTAAGTTGATAGCGATTGTGCGGAAGGACAGAATTCCAAAAAGTTGGGCGGATACACCGCGCTACCCACAATCATCTTGTAGATATTCTTGCCATTGGTTGCCATACCCCCTTCATATAGGTGGCCAAGGATGCCCACATTTTTGTGGTATTCGGCGTCAAGGTCATCAACCCACGCCTCTTTCATAGGAACACAGTCTGGCTCCCAGAAGTAGAATGGAGCCTTGGTCGAATACATGGCAGCAGCCACATCGGCAAACATTTGGTTGGGACCAAGCGGCCATCCATCAAATCCGTCTTGGGCGGTCAGGTGGTCAACTTCGGGAAAGCTTTTCTTGAGTTCATGGATAATATCGGAAACACCAGATGTATCGTTCTTGGTACATACTGTTGCCTTGTGGCGCATATTAATGCCCATGGCTGTAATGGCCTTGGCCGATTCCATAGCCAGATCGGCGTCCCCGTTGTGGTAGGCAAATACGATGTTCATTGAATCTCCTCCAAGGCTGTTGCGGCTTCTGCAACAGCACTACATTGTTCTGGGCTGGCATTTTGCGATGTGTCAAGGCCAGCAATGTATTCAAGAGTATCTATAGCATTAGCAAGTTTTTGGCAAACGTCATCGTAGGCCCGTGTGATCGCCAGCCGATCCCTTCGGAGTTTGTAACATTTGTCGCGGGCGACCCGCAACATGGTTTCCGCATCGCTCATACTGCGTCGAAGTTAAACGGCCAAGTAGGGTGGATGGGATCTTCCAAGCGGATGCGGACGTTGCGTTTTCCAGACTTCGCGAGCTTGTCGGCCTGAAGGGTTGCTTCCTCGTGGGAAAGCCCGAATGCATGGAGTTCGACAACTTTGTCCCCGTGGGACACGATGAATGTTTTTTCTTTAGTCATTTTTTCTTTTTCTTTTGGTCTGCTTGGTTGATGTATTTGGTAAACTGTTCAGCGCATGTTCTGGCCATCTCGACTTCAGATTCTGGGTCAAAGAAGTAACCGCCACGTTCAGCGAACAGCGTTTCCATTGGCATGGAGGTTCCTCGACGGAAGCGTGGGCCAACCACGAATGGGGAGACGGAGTCTTCATTGATTACGGTCAATACTACTTTGAATCGGGCCATGGACTCCAATACTTAATCACACGTTCAAGGATATGTCCAATCCCGCTCCATCCATGGTGAGGGTGGTAGTGGCAGGCCCATTTCAAGGGAGGGTTTGACTCGTCGTTTTTGATGAGGTAGATTCCCTCTGTGTCGGGCTTTGTGTCGTTGTAATCGTTCCAAGTGATCATAGATAGTATGACAAGAAAAACTCCGCTTCGTTCAAAAACTCCACTCAAAAGATCCAATGGCCTCAAGCGCGGCGGACGGTTGCGGAATGCATCCCCCAAGCGCCAGAGTGAATACAAGGAGTATGCAAAGGTGAAGAAAGCCTACTTGGCACTCCATCCCGTATGCGAGAAATGCAAGAAGGCGAAGAGTCAAGACATCCATCATAAGGCGGGCAGGGTGGGGCGTTACCTTTGTGACTATAGCCTGTTTGCCGCGCTTTGTCGAGCTTGCCACGATTTTATTCATGCCAATGGCCGCGAATCCCGCAAGCAAGGTTGGATTATTGATACAATTCATGTTCCTCAAGATCCCGACCAAAGTCAGGCTCATACTCCCGAATAATCGGATTCCACACCTTATTGCGCGGTGCTGTCAGATTCCGCCAGTTATCGACAAGATTAACCCAGCTTGTCTCCAGCGGAGCGTTCCACTCTTCCTCTGGGGGGAAGTTCCACGGGTAAGGCCGTGGATAAGAAACACAACCGATATTGATAAGCAGTGCGATTACTATCCCTGTTCTTTGAAGTCGTAAAACCATAGTTCCTCCTCGCTTTCACTTACCCATCTGCTGCCTGTATGCTCGCAGCTAAATTCTTGGCTAAATACCCTCCAGTCAGGCTTCTGGGGGAATTGCTTGGCAATAAACGATCCCCCGTCCACCCACAGCACACGGTTGTTGGGTTGGATAAAGTATTGCCCATCGCCCGCAAACACATGGCCGCACTTGTGCCCCGCAGCCATCTCGCCGTAGCCAGAGGTGTAGTGGGGACCGAAGCACCAGTCCAAGGTGAACATATACTGGGCCTTCTCAAATGTCTTGTTTTTCAACATGACGTTTGCCGCCCGATTCTTGCAGTAGTCCAAGATATTAACCGAGCAGTAGTAGCTCATAGAATCCCAAAGCTGTATCCAGTCCAAGGGATAGAATGTTCCCCCCATGCTATCGGTATGGAGATAGTGGATCGGGACTCTGGCATGTTGACTTCCGTATTCAGTCATAACGCTGAACATCCCACACCGCTGGGGAATGGAAGTGAAGGCAAACACCTCAACCAACTGCCTCTCGCGACTCACGCTGGGTTCCAAGTCGTAGAAGAACCCTTCATCCACAAAGGCAAAGAAGGTCGGGATATTGACGTTTAGGTAGTTGCTCATTTCTCGTAACCAGTCCCGTCATTGTGGGTGTGGTCTCCGAAGTTGAAATCTATTCTGACCCACGGGCCGTCATCATCTTCTTTTTCGACAAAGCGGGCTTCAAAGTAGCTATGACCAGCATAGCCTTCTTTGACCGCTGCTTTCATGCAATCGCGGGCTGATGCCCGAATCGCGGGTTCAAACGGCTCTCCGTCCATAAACCAATCGGCAGGATAACCCCGCTCTATGGACTTGTAGGCCTCCAACACCTTCATGGCGCATTGGAAATCAAAGCTATCCATGATGTCATCGATCTGGCTCTGTATTGCTTCTTGTCTGTTCATAAAAGATTTAGGGGCGGGGTGACGCAACTTCATCAGCCCCCCAGCCTTTGAAGCCTTCGCTTGCGTTTGCAAACGAGCAGTCCCCGCCCCCAAAAGTAAAGTGAAGCTGGGTACGGGTATGCATCCCCTTTTCGATATACGGGTTTCCATGGTTACGAGGGTAGTGGGGTGCCGTATTATCTGGGGCCGACACGACCAATAAGCCATATCCCTCTCCCGACCACGATGTGGCGGCAACCGAGAATTCCCAGTCCAAACCGCTCATCAGTTTACTATACCGCCCAGCATTTTCCTCATCGTTTATTCCCGCGCCATGAAGACGCGCATCGAAACGTTCGGAATTACGGGATTTCAGGTCGCTACTTGCCTTTGGTAAACCTCTCAGTCTATCCGCAGTTGCAAACCCCTCAATGCATCCCGCAAAATTGTTCATGGAGTAATAGACCACAGCCCCTGCGGGGCGTTCAATGTTTTTTTCTTTTTTCTTTAGGGGGTATTTCGGCGGGCTAAAGCCGTGCGCCCGCCTATTATAGCGGCTCCCTTTCGCTTGGCCCCGAACGCCGCCGTTCATTGGATTAATAATTCCTTGAGCTAGATCCTACCGATTGACCACACCTCGCCCCCGCAGGGGCAAAGGCATGGTCAAAAGATTGGATTCTCATTCCTATGAGTGAGTCCTCCGCTTTATTCCACAGATCACGATCTAGGCTCCGAAGCCGCTCTTAGACCTTCAAACAATCGCAATCAACCTCCGAGGGTATTATCCCTCGCGCTTACCAGATTCCTCTGGATTCCCACGCCGCAATGTGTTCAAGCGATGGGACGGATGGCTGTATCCGTAAGTGCGGCGGTTTTATCCTTGCATACCTCGTTACGGGGTTTGGTGGCATATTTCACGCCCACCTTGCGGTGCCTGTCATGTCGTTGACACCGCGACCCTACAAAACGTTCAAACAAGAGTCAATCAAAAAAAGGGGGTGCGGCCCCGAATAACAAGTCAACGATAAGACACCGCAAACGGAACCGCACCCAGATACAAGGATCGTCACAGAGTAACGCCAGTGTTGTAGAGTGTCAACAAGAGAGTATGATTGTTCTGTGGATAAAGAATCATATAGATCTTATTTGAGAACTCCTTATTGGAAGGAAGTAAGCCGCCTAGTGAAGAAACGCTATGGGTGGAGGTGTGGGGTGTGCAATAGCCCTTTAGCCCTCCAAGCCCACCATCGAACCTACGAACACCGAGGAGATGAACTCAACCACCTAGACGATCTGATTTGTCTCTGCAAGGTGTGCCACAAACTTTTTCATAAAGAACAAAGGAAGGCCAGCCCGCGCAAAAGAAAAGTGCGACTCCCAAAGAGGCCGATTCAAAAGAAGGGTTGACGCATATCAAACACCAGCTAGGTTCAGATATTCTTATGATCGATACAACCATAATACCCACTGAAATTGAAGAGAACCCCGAAATCACCATTGGTGAACTGGCTGAAAAGCACAATGCCAACTATCCTGCTATGGCTGCTGCTTTGCGAAAAAGCGGGATTCGGGCCAAGCGGAAGAAGACCACCAAGAAGCGTTTGATTAATGGGAGTCGGGCTTTCAAGGTGCTGGGCTACCTCATGGCCAACCCCGAAATGAACTACGCCGCCATTGCCGACCAGTTCAATTGCACCCGCGAGTATGTGAGCCAGATCGAAGCAATGGCCCGTCAAGAAGGAATCATCAAATGACTGTGGGACGAGTTTACTCCAACATCAACCCCGTCCATGCGGATGTGTTTGAAGTGTTGCTACAGCAGAAAGAGAAACAACTGGAGAAAGCCTGCCAAGTACTAATGATGTGCATTGCTCCTGACGCCGAAACCGAAAGGCTTAAAGAGGAAGTATTAAGTGGGCAATGAAGGAAAAAACTAGACCAACATTCTTTATTTGCCCAACTTGTGAGGGTGTTGGTTTTTATTTTTATGAAGGAATAATATCTATTTGTTTTGAAGATCCATCTGGTCTTATGCGTGTCGAGTGTGAAAAATGCAACGGGACGGGAGAAGTGATTCAACCTCCCTCAAATCCCGAAACATGAAGGAAATCCCCGCAGGCTATGTGGAAGTAAGCAAGGGAGTCTATGAACGAACCGACTGTATCAAAAGAACCGTTTCTAACCGTAAGAGTGCCAGCAGTAACGCCAAGCCTAAACGCGCTGTTCGCAATGAACCACTGGCGAAGGGCGGCGGCAAAAAAGAAAATACAGGACGCATTCACATCCGCCTTACGGCAAGAAGGAAGAGACTTATTGATCCCGACAATCTCGTTTTCAAATACTTCATTGACTGCCTCCGCTATGCTGGAGCAATTCCAGATGACCGTGCAGAAGATGTCACTATTGAAACGCGGCAAGAAAAAACTCGCGAAGAAGAGGAGACTTTGATAGAGTTGTTTCGTAATGAACCAGTCGCAGTTTGACGCCGATCTAAAGATATCCTACGACGATACAGGAGTTCTGATGCCATTTCCAGAGCAAGAAGAAGGCTTTTGCGACAACCCTATCAGGAAGTTATTTGAACAAACGGAAGAGCTTGATGTCGAAGATGGTGAGGAGTAACCTCACACAATGGATCAAGCAACGATCAACTTTCTGGGGCGGTCTATTCTCAAATACCGAAAGCACAAGATAACTTTCGTTCCCCAGAAGTACCTCATCACGGGCAAGGCTACTTCCACGGGCTGGGCTGATGATAAGGAGCTACGAATAGCGACCAAGCGCCCGATCTCCACTTGGCTTGATGTCTTTGTCCATGAGACCTGTCATCTGGATCAGCAGGCACAAAGACCCAAGTGGCATGACACCCGCGAAGAGGCGGTGGGCAAGCTGGATGACTGGCTTTCGGGCAAGCGGGTAGACTATATCGACGGGTATATCCGCCTAGTCGTTGAACTGGAGTGGGACTGCGAGGTTCGGGCCATGCGGAAGATTCGGGCGGCAAGGCTCCCCACCGATCTCAAACAATACGCCCAGATGGCCAATGCCTACATCTTGGGCTACCATTGGACATTTAATACCCGCAAGTGGTGCAAGAAGAGCTACGAGACCACCCGTATCTGGAGCCAGATGCCCGAAAAGATCATACCCCTAAAGACCGCGCTGTTCCCTCCAGCAAAACTTACCGACCCCTTCTATGATTGACCTTATCAACGGCAGCAACGGGAAGGAATACATCCCCTGTCCTTCCTGTTCCCAGCTTAATGAGATTAAACAACTCATTAGTGAATACCAAACTTTTGAGGAAGAAAACCCCCTTATCTCCATTGACCTGTTAATTGCGGAGGTCAAGATGTGGAGGAGCAAGGACAGCTACGAGCGCAAACTAAAATCCACCATGGTAGCCAATATGATCAAGAAGATGGAAAACCAAGGAATCCAAATCGATGGCAACAATTGATGGCACAATGAATACAATCGACGGTAAATGGCAGGCAAGATTCATGGGGCTGGCCAAGGAAGTGTCCACATGGAGCAAGGACTCTTCGTCACAAGTGGGTGCGGTCATTGTCCGACCAGACCGAACCATCTGCTCCATAGGATTCAACGGGTTCCCCCGTGGGGTGGAGGATGGTTCAGATCGTATCGCAAATCGCGATACCAAACTCCTCTTCACAATCCATGCCGAGATGAACGCCATCCTATCGGCCAAAGAACCACTTAAAGATTACTCTATCTTTGTCTGGCCCTTCCAGCCCTGTGCCCATTGCGCGGCCTCCATCATTCAGTCGGGAATCAAGGAGGTCTACTGCCCCTTCAATGCCCATCTGGAAAGCTATGAACGCTGGGCCAACTCCTTCAAAGCCGCTCTTCAAATGTTCGATGAGGCGGGGGTTAAGGTTATTTTCTCTTGACATTGAACGAATCCCGAACTTAATTGTCTCACTTAACTATGAGCAATGGACTAGCCAAGGTCTTTGAGTGGTTCAGCGGATGGAGAGAATACTCTCAGTTTGAGAACGACCACGAGGGATACATCACTACCGAGCGGGTCGGTGATGCTTCCTCTATGTTCCTTTGGAGGGTTGACAAGGAACCCGTCCACCTCGACCATATGTATCTGGATGGAGCAACCTTCGTCCGATTCACCAACCATTTATGACTAAAGAAGAAAGACTGGAAAACGCACACATCCTCGACGGCTTCACCGTTTACAATACCGATGGAGTTGTTGAGGTTTTGCTTGAGGGAAACGTGGAGGGAAAAGATCCCGTGACCATCGTAACCCCGCTCACAACACTGGAAAACGCCGTAGCGGCCATTAAAGAGGAGCTTGAGAAGTCCAAGGAATGACCAGCATGTGGCTGATCGGGGCCGTAGGAATCTGCTACGGCATCGTATCCCTTGAGCAAGCACTGAAAGGAAACTACGCCCTTTCGGTCATCTGGGGAGGCTACTGCTTCTCCCAATGGGGATTACTCTGGGTCACGCTCTACGGAACAAAATAACTATGGAAGCAATGATCGCTATTCACGCCATGATGGGATTTTTATTCATTGGATGGTGGAAAATCACAGGAAAGCACCTAGATGATTGATATCTACTCCAATGATTGACACTATCTTAGCCTGCGTCTTTTGGATGGTGATTGTCGCCGTCCTCCTCCACCTCATCAAAGACTGTATCAACCACAAATGAACCCTAAAGCACTGGCTTCGGCCCTTCTATTCGCTATCGCATTTTGGATCGCCGCTGGTTACTTTATCTATGTCTCCCTTCAATAAGCTGGAGAACTGGATCAAGACCCGCGACGAGAACGAGGTGAGGGTGATGAACCTTCTCCAAGAGTACGGGGTGGTGAGTGACAATGTTGTCTGGGCCAAAGACTGTGGCAATGACGGTAGGGCAATTTGGTGGCTGGCAAAAAACTTTGAACGTCTCAAGTTCTCCGCTGTCTGATATTACCATGGACACTTGCTACGAAACAGGACAGAGGGCCGAACACCAGTTCGCACAACTGCTAAACAATCCCAAGTTTTCAACCCCAGAGCAGGACATGAAAGAGCACTGGGATGTGGAGTCCGATGGCAAACGCTACGATGTTAAGGCCATGAAGAAGTGGAGTCGGAAAAACGCCGAACCCACAGACCGCATGCATTTTGTGGAAACAAGAAATGTCCACGGAAAGCTGGGCTGGCTCTACGGAGAGGCCGACTACATCGTCTTTGAAACCAGACGCTACTGGATTGTCGTCAACCGCCGCACCCTGATGCCTTATATCGAAGGGATGACAGAAAATAGTGAACAAAGCTTGAAGCCCGCTGTCTATAAACTTTACCAGAGAACTGGTAGACAAGACGAAATGACCGTAGTGCCTACAGTAGACCTACTGGCCATTAGTGAAGCAACAATAAAGAAACCAAGTATATATGAGCAATAATCAGCAAAAAGACAATTCGGGGGCATTGTTCCCGAACAAAAGTGACAACCCCAAAGCCCCGACCCACAAAGGTAAAGTCATCATCAACGGTGTAAACCTTGATGTGGCGGGCTGGAAGCAGAAGTCCCAGAAGGGAATCGACTACATCAGCCTCAAGTTCTCTCCTCCCTACAAGAAGGAAGAGGAAGTAGACGAGGCATTCTAATGACTTCGGGGGCGGGGGAGCTTTTCATTGTGTTTTCTCTCCTCCGTCCCCACTTCCCACTATGAATAATGATACCATCACTAGACTTAATGATAGCTTAGTGTATAGCGAAGCTACCATTGGGGCCATACTGGAAAGCTGTCGGGACTGGCTGGACAGCGAGATCAAGGAGTCGGGAGAAGACTTCGTTAAAGGCATCAAATCCCGAATCGTAAGCCGCCATCCCTCCATGGGGTGGATAGTAGATCCACTGGAGTTTTAACAAGTGAGCGACACACCAGAAACAGATAAGGAGTGGGGCAACTGGCTTCATAAATTAAAAATACCCATTGAATCGTTTGTGGATTTTGCTCGTAAGCTGGAGCGTGAGCGCAATGAGTGGCGCGAAAGCGCGGAAGAACTACATACAGCCATGGTGGATGCCATTAACTCAGGAGACTGGAAAGTTGATGGAGCCTGTGATCCAGATGCGGCCATGAAGCGTGTGTTGCGATTGGAGGAAAAGTATGGCTGGTAAGGGAGACCGAATGAGGAGGGTCAATGGACCGAAGTATCGGACCAACTACGACTCCATTGTCTGGAAGCCCACAATACGGGGGGTTCCGCTGGAAGAATTCAAGAAGGATATCCTGAAGTGTTGGACGCCAGATAAAGAACCACTTGACGTTAAGAACCCCGAATCCAAATGAAAGACATCAACAAGCTCTTAAAGCAAGGAAGGCTGCTACCCATCTACAACGTCCTAGACGAGAACCTATGCCTAGTGGGCTATCGTCGCAAGCCAAGCAGCAGAAAGTCCCACCACAGGCCATTTATGCTCAACCAACCCATTGTCTTGGGGCCAGTGGACGAGTGGCCAAATCCCGACCAAAGCATACCAAATGAGCAATAGTTCAAATTTGGCTTGAATAAACCCCTGTAGTTAACGGTCAAACCCCGAAACATGAAAGCCTCCATTAGAACAGCATACAGGATAGTCAAGAAGACCGAAGACCCCGAATTCGACCCCATCTTCATTCCACAATACCAAGACGAAGAGACGGGGGAGCATTGGCACACCTTCAGGGTTCAAATCAGGGGAAGGTCAGGCGGGGCAAATCCAGTCTACTTCTACGTCCTGTCAGATGCTATCAACTACTTGGACCTCCAAAAGCGTCTAGAAGACGTTGTGGTGCATTACGAGGACAAGACAGGCGAATGGTCGGAAAACCTCCCATACGGGCCTTAGAACGCAATTACGCCCCATCCACGGGCAATAGTCAGACCCAACCCCGCCACCATGACCTACAAACAACTCTCAGGACTAATAAGAGCAACCCTAGAGAAGGGACATGAAGAGAAGGAAGTAGAGGTGAGGATAGGAGAAGACTCCTACTCCAACCTATCCCTAGTCTCCACAGAAGAAGACACCTTCCTAAACCCCAACCAGCCCGAACCCCGAAACATTTCAGAGAAAAATATCTGAGACGGGGATCATTTCAAAGAAGGGGGTAGGGGGAGTCTCTAGAAACAAAGAGACGGGGGTGGAGGGGTAATGAATACGGGGTTTAAATAAAACTGTTGACGGTTTACTTTTCGGCAGAAATCTTTTGAGAGGGGCGCTTCGCATGGTTGACGGTATGTCCGCCAGCGAGGGTGGGGGGCGAGACGGGTGTGGTGGGGGGCTGTTGCTGGGCCTGTGCGGGCCTGTAGCGCGTCTTTGGCCTGTGGCCTGCGTCCCCGTGGCATGGGCACAATCATCTCGTCCTGTGGGCACTGTGAGCGTTGGGCCTTCCTGCGATCCTGTGCCTCTGTGGGAGGATTTAAATTATTCCCGCCACCTGTGGGAGAATTGCATTTCTCGCTTGCCATGGGTCAAATCCCGAAGCGCAACCCACCGAAAAACGCTCCTCGACGTTCCCACCTGTGGCCATTTCTCTGTCTGGCAATACCATAACAGCGAAAAAATCATCTTGCAATCTGGTGCAACGTGGTGCGATTAAGGCACATAGGACATAAATGTCTGACGCCCTACTTCCCGCACTGGGTCAATAGAAAATTGCACACGAACCGTGCCAACCTGTGGAAAAGGGGAAAAATAAATCGTCATCCCGTGAAGAAATATTTCAAAAAATCACTTGCCATAGCTGTGCCGTTTGCCTACCTTGGACCTGTGAATAAATACTTCACCCAGCAGGAGGACGGCTCGTTCCGTCCTGTAACCTTCAATCAATCCAATCTGGCCGATATCGTCGCCGATGTTATTGGCCATGAATTCAAGTCAGCCCTCGCCGATAAGGTCTCTCACCTGATCGCCGACATCGATCTGTCTGGCCGCGTCCGTGATGCTGTGGACAGCGTGGATATCGATGACATCGCGTCCGAAGCTGTGCGCGACGAGGTCAACAATCGCATGGAAACCATGGACATCGATGTCACTGTAAACCTCTAACACTGCCATGAACCACCACACTGTTTTGTTCAATCTGGCTGCGCGTACTGTGCTTCACCTTACTCCCACCGAGGAAAATAGGGTGCGGGACCACATAGAAAACGTGATGAATGGGGATGGTTTATATGACGGTGCCGACGACGAGACCGTTCTTGAAGCGTTCTACCATCAAGAAGCAATGCCAGAAGAAACTTGGGCCGAGTTGATCCTTGTTGCTCTGGGTTGGGCGGGACCGCGAAAGGTTTGAGGATTGAGCACGGAGGGATGCTTCGGCCTCCCTCCCTCTCACCCCTTAACCACCACATGAAAACACTAAAACAAACCAAAGCGCAGGCCAACAGACTTGGATACTCCGTGACCAAAAACAATGGCGAGTTTCGCCTTGCGCCGCTTAACGTCCGCCCTCGCCTTGCCGAGGATCGCGCATACTATACCGACTGCATCAAGGATGTCCGCGACACCCTCGCTCACCTTGCCAAACTCGAAAGAAATTCCTAACCATGATCGAACTGACCACCATTCAAACCATCCTCGAACTGGGCATGCTGGC